GGTGCAAGCCAATGGCCAAAAAGCTTGAATGCCGGATCGTGCTCGGATTTCGCCGCGCGGATCAGAAGACGGAGGTGGGCATGTACGACCCCATCAGCGGGCGGTACGAACCGCTCGGTGCGCACGGGCCGGCCGCGACGGTGGTAGACAAGGTAGTCCACGACCTGAAGAGGGCGATAGAGGGTGCGGGGCACCGGCTCACGTTCTGCGAGCGGGAGGTGTGACGTGCCGGTATCCCGCGCCGCTAGAGAAGGACTGGATCAACCTGACCCCAACGGTGGATCGTCGGCAGGTACTGGGAGAGCCAAGCGCAAGCCGAAGCCGACAAAGCCGGCGGCGCACCGCAAGAAGAGGGCGAAATACGCTAAGGCGCGCAAGGATGGGTCGGGTGAAGGCAGCAACCCTACCAATCCTACAGGTAAAAAGAGGCAGGGCAGACCTGTAGCGAACGCGGAGTTGGACTGGATCCCGGCATTCTTATCGGCGCTGATGGAGGGCGCCAGTATAACGAGGGCGGCCCGTCAGGCGAATGTGCATACGACGACGGTCCACCAGCGCCGCAGGGAGGATGAGTCCTTCCGCGCAGCGTGGAAGGAAGCTGCGGACATCGGTACGGAATTGATGGAACAGGAGGCCGCGCGGCGCGCCTTCCACGGGACACTGAGGCCGGTGTACCAAAAGGGCGTGCGCGTTGGATCAGTCCGCGAGTATAGCGACACACTGATGATCTTTCTCCTCAAGGCACGTAGCCCCGCGAAGTATCGTGAGGGCATTGGCGCTGACGGGAAAACAGGGTCGTTCGTGCTGAACATTCAAGTCGTACAGGTGGACAGCGCCGCGGTATCTGTTCCTCAAGGAGACGAAAGGGAGGCAGTTCTGCAACTGGAGACGGTAACGAGTGGTAATGGTGATCAACAAAACGATCCAGGTCTACGGCAAGCAACGCCAGTTCCTTGAGAGCAAGGCGATGTGGCGGTGCTTCGTCGGTGGGATCGGCAGCGGGAAGTCATACATCGGCGCGCTGGACATGATCCGCCGGGCGAAGCCGAACAGGCTCTACCTGGTGACCGCGCCGACGTACCCGATGCTGAGCGATTCCAGCTTCCGCTCGTTCGCCGAGGTGGCGCAGACTCTCGAATGCGTGCTGCCGCTGGACATCAAGACCAGCGCGCCGCCGAGCATCAAAATGAGGACGGGCGCGGAGGTGCTCTTCCGCAGTACCGACAACCCCGAGATGCTGCGCGGACCGAATCTGAGCGGCGTGTGGATGGATGAGGCCAGCCTTAGCAAGCGCGAGGCGTTCGACATCCTGATCGGCCGCTTGCGCCAGGGTGGCGAGATGGGGTGGCTCACGGCGACGTTCACGCCGAAGGGCAAACAGCACTGGACGTATCGGGAGTTTGGGTTGGGCGCAGCGGACACAGAGTTAATTCATGCGAGTAGTGATGAGAACCCGTTTCTGCCACCGACGTTCGTTGCCAACATCCGCAAGAAGTACAGTGTGCAGCAAATCAAGCAGGAGCTGGGAGGGGCATTCATCGACGGGGGCGGCAACCACTACCACCCGGACGGATGGCCGCGCTATGTGGATACGGGGGATGCTTACCGCATCGGCGACGGGAGCCGCTGGCGGCATGTCCGCAAGGCGGAGTGCAGCAGGCTGGTGGCGCTGGACTGGGCGATGGGGAAGCCGAAGAAGGGCGCGGTGCCGGAGCAGGCGGGCGAGTTGACCGGCGACTGCACAGCGTTTGCCGTAGCAGATATGACCGATGACGGACTACTATTCCTCTTGCACGCAGTCAACGAGCGGATACCGATGGAGTCCAACGCGCCGCGCCTGGCGGAGTTGTGTAGGCGGTGGCGGCCTATCGTGGTGGCGGGCGACGACGACAATATGAGCGTGACGATGCTGCTGGAGTGCAGGCGATTCCGGGACATCCCAGAGATCACATGCTTGCCGATCAGCAGCAAGAACAAGCTGATCCGGTCGCAGGCAACCATTGTTCGCGCCGAGCGGGGCATGGTATACTTGCCTGAGCGAGAATTGCCATGGGTCGAAGAACTATCCGACCAGCTTGCAGCGTTCACCGGCGCGGACGGCGAGCCGGACGATTTAGCGGACGCTATAGCGATCCTCGGGAGGCTCGCCGACGAGTTCAGGCCAGGCGAGGATCGGGACGAGGACGAGGCGGTCCTCGGCGCCGCGGGTTATAGCAGCGACGTGTACGGGGGAGAGTGGTAGCATGATAGCGGAAACAAGTCTACCCATCGACGTGATTCCTGGAACCAAGCCGCCGATCTTCCGGTGGAAGCAGACGGTGGACACGCCCGTGGGCAGGCGGACGGTCGAACAGGAGGGCAGGGTGCCACCGTCTATGGAAGCAGCAGTGATGCAGGTGATAGCGCTGGCCGAGGCCGCTGCGGACATCGACGGGCAGCGCGCCAAGCTACAAGCATTCAAGGACTGGGTTCACGACTACCTTGACGCGCAGGGCGTGCCGACGAATTTTCCAGATGGTCCGCACACCAAGGAGGGTTGCCGGGTCGGCGATCGGCTGGACTGGCTGGTGGAGCAGCTGCGGGTGGCGCAGAAGCAGGTCGCAGAGTTGGAGATGGTGGCGGAAGTGCCCGAGACTTCACCCCAGCCACAGGCTGTCCGAAACAAGAAAGGCAGGGCGCCATGATCGACATAGAGACCATCGTGTGGTTCGTGTTCGTCGCCATCGTGGTGATCGCCATCCTGGCGCTACTGTGGCTCGCGATCAACTACGCCGAGAGCAAGTTGCCCATGCCGATGGCGTGGAACATCGTCCGACTGGTGTTCGTCCTGCTGTGCGTGTTCCTTCTGATCTGCGTCTTGCTAGCGCTTATCCGCAAGCCGATAGTGAGGTTCTGAGATGCCGACGACGGCTTTTTGGGCACCGAACCAAGGAAACGTCGCGCAGATCGAGACGTACACCTTCACCGCGCCGAGCAGCATCGGCAACACGTACACGGCCACGATCAACGGCAAGTCGGTGACGTACAGCTCGGTGGCCGGTGACACGGCGGCTCTGGCCGCGACTGGCCTCTTCAACCTCCTCAACGTCTCGACCGGCATCCCGGCAGAGTTCACCGAGATCACGTTCGCCAACCCGTCCAGCGGGGTAATCACGGCCACTGCGAAAGTGCCGGGCACGCCCTTTGCCAACGTGCCGGGGACTACACTGGGGCTGGTGCTCAGCACCGGCAACGGGTTGGCGAATGGCATCACCACCGCGCACACGAAGGCGAACGCCTCGCCGTCCGACGTGAACGATCCGCAGAACTGGCTACGCGTGACCGCGCCGGCGCCGGGCGTGCGGCAGCTCCCGCAGAACGGCGACGACGTGGTGGTCGCGGACAGCAACGTGCCGATGCTCTGGAACCTCGACCAGCTCGCCGCGGTGCAGTTCAACACCTACACGCGCTGGCAGACGATGACCGGCGCGATAGGACTGCCGGAGAACAACCCCGGCGGGTACACCGAGTGGCGCGCGACGTACTTTCGCTTCAGCGGCCCCCAGGGGTCGGTGCCGGCGGGCGGCCTGGCGATGGTGCTGGGCCAGGGCAGCGCGGGCAGCGGGCCGGGGCGCGAGCGGTACAATGTGGGATCGCAGCCGACGACGCTGACGTGCTTGGCGGCGGGCAGTCCCCTCGACGAGTGGGGCATCCGGTTCCTGGGCGTCCACACCGCCAACACGTTCACGGCGCTGGGCGGGGTGTCGCTCGGCATCGCGATGCTGCCGGGCGAAGTGGCGAATCTCTCCTCCTCGATGGTGGGTGGCGGAGCGACGGTCGGCATCGGCGCGGGGGTGACCTGGACCGCGGCCTCGACGCTGACGACCTACGGGGGCGCAGTGATCCTCGGCGCCGCGCCGGCGACCATCGCTGGGAACAGCGGGACACAGTTCACCTTCGCCACAACGGGGCTGACGTGGCCGACGATCACTACGCAAGGTGGATGTTCCCTGACGTGGCTGGTCGGCGGCACGGTGACGACCCTGACGATGTCCACGGGCTGCCTCCTGGAGAAGAGCCTCGACGCGCGGACGCTCACGGTCACCAACTCGACCATCGACGGAGACACCTGCGTCATCAACGATCCGCTGAATGCGGTCGTATTCACCAACGCGACGAGCGTGAGGCAGCAGGTGTCGGCGGGGCCGTTCCGGTTTACGGGGACGAGGACTATGAAACTCACATAACAGGGGGCAGGCCATGGCAGAGTTCCAAGTGTATGGTGGCCCGCACGGCAGCGCTGTATCGCCGGGTGGGTTCGAGTTCGGCGTGCAGGGGTGGTCGTGGGGTGACCCGCGCCCGAAGTCGATCACGTTCTTCCTCGACAACACGGCGAAGGTGTGCGACCAGCACGGCCGGCCGATCCGGGGGACAGTCGTCGGCACCAAGGAGGTGCTCTTCGCCGCGCAGCCGCCATCGCCCGACGACCCAGTCGGGTCCAGGAAGCACCTCGCCACGCACGCGCAGGTGATCGCGGCGCTGGCGGCGGAGCGGATCGACTGGCAGGCACTCGTCTGCGCTGGCTGGCCGCAACTGCCCTACGCCCAGTTGGTGAAGCTGCCTGATCTGCCGCCGACGCCGCTGGAGGAGTTGCGGAAGATCGCGGACCCCGCGCTGCGCAAGGACGCACTGAAGGCGCGGCGCGAGGTGGACGAGGTCAGGGCGAAGGAGTTGGCGGCGACCGAGTTGGAGTGATCCGCCGGATCATCGGAGTAGCTGTGTCGATCAGCCACCTCAGCCCAGCGCTCACGTCGCCGCGCCCCCACATCCTCAGCAATTTGACCTGCTCGTCGGTCAGGTTCACGCACCGCGCCCTGACGGGCGGGTTGATGGGCTTGCGCCCGCGCTTCTTCGCCATGTCGAGACGCCTCCGGTCCTGAGCGCCGCCTCTACTTTATCTATATACCATATTTCGGACTGCGGAAACCGCCGTTGCAGTCGCCCGGAGCGGCATTTAGGATTCATGCCAGCGTAGAGCCTCTTGATTGCACCCGCGCTGGCGACCGCGAAGTCGCCAGCGCGGGTTTCTGAGGAGTCGCGGACATGCCGAAGGGTAGCAAGGTCGAGCGAGTATACGAGGCGCTCCTGAAGCGCGGACACAGCAAGGGTTCGGCGGCTCGGATCGCGCAGTCCAAGACAGGCCAGTCCCTCAAAACGGGCAAGCCGCCGAAGGGCAAGAAGTAGGGGGTGCGGAGGTGTTGGTCGAGAAGGAGATCATCTCTCCGGCCACGTACTGGTATCGCGAGGAGGCGACCGGGTTGCCGCGCAAATTGGTGGTGACGCCGGAGCTGACGCGCCACTGGTGCGAGCGTGGCAACGAGATGCTTGGCCTCGGCCTGACAGTGCCCGTACCCTGCGAACACGACTTCGACGCGCACCCGATGACGCCGGCCGACAAGCTGAAGAACAACGCCGGCTGGGTCAGGGAGTACCGGCTCAAGGATGTGGACGACCGCAAGGACGTACTGTTCGGCGTCGTGGACGTGCAGGACGAGGAGTTGGCGCGCAAGCTGCCGAAGACTATCCGCTGGACCTCGCCGTGGATCAGCTCGTTCACGGATGGGCAGGGCAAGGAGTGGAAGAACGTCATATCCCACCTCGCCCTGACCACGCGCCCGCGCATCGTGAAGCAGGCGCCTTTCCCCTCCGTCGCCGCCGCGCTCTCGCTCGCTACCGAAGTCAAGGTTGAGTCAGCCAGCGCGCAGGGGTTCTGCCTGTCGAGGGCGGGGCGCCTGGTCGAGGACGGCGCGGTCCTGCGCCCGGCCTACCCCATCGCCTTCTCGCTCTACGGCGGGGTCGCTCTGGCGGGCGGCCCGTCGCCGAAGGCGAAGCCGAGGGTCGAGCCGCCGGACGATGATGGCGACTCAGAGGACTCCGATGACCTCGATCTTGATGGTGGAGACGAGGCGGAGGACTTCGGCGACCAGAACGGTGATGTGTCGATGGAGGAGCTATTGGCCGACTTGCTCGGCGCGCTGGGCATCCACCTGGAGCGCAGCGGCGGCGAGGAAGCATTCAAGCGGTCGCTGTACAACGCGACCATGACGAAGATCCATGAGTTGACCGGGAAGGCACAGGGCCAAGGTGACAAGATGAGCAAGCCGAACACACCGCCGAATCAAGGACAGCCGAACCCACTGGTGCCCCAGCAGGAGCAGCAGCCGATGTACATGAGCCTGGAGGAGATCAACAAGCTACCGGACCCGATGCGCGGGGTGGCGCTGGCGATGCACGCCGAGAATGTCAAGCTCCGTACCGCGCTGGACGCGAACGCGAAGCAGACGGCATCGCTCCAAGCAGCGAAACTCGCGGAGGAGAACGCGAAGCGCGCGAGCAGGGTCGAGCTGCTGAAGAAATGCATGCCATCTATCAAGGCGGACCTCGACGCCATGCTGGCCCTGCCGTCGATGGCGCTGTCGATGGGCGAGGGCGGCGCCGTGGTGGACCCGATGGCGCAGATGCTCGGTGTGCTAGAGAAGGGCCTGGCGGACATGCCGCGCCTTCTGACGACGCCCGCGGACCAGATCGTGGCGCTGGCGCAGCCGACGGACGGAGAGATGAGCGCCGAGGCCACGAACAAGTTGGCTGACGATCTCTCGCGGATGATGGGATACCCGGCGGAAGAGAAGAAGGCGGGATAGAGATAACGAATTAACTCGTGCGATGTGATCACCAGACATCGCGCAGTAGATAGGGGCGGCGCGACTCGCTCGCTGCCGCGCTCGATTGGCCTCGCCAGCGCTGGCCGGCGCTGACACCAGAGGTCTACAACTCGCGGCGCCATGTAGAGGGCGTCCCAACAGGGATTGCTTACATGGCAGACAGAGTATGTGAATATCCTGGTTGTAGCAATCTGGGTATGGCACTTGGAGGAAAGCAAAGGGGAAGGCGTGGTAAGTTCTGCGGTAAGCACCACCGCCTCAAATACAGAATGGTTCGGAAGAACCGGAAATATCCTCTAGGCAGACCGTGGAAGCGACCAAAAGGAAAAGAGTTTATTGACAAGGAAGTTGTTGATATTTCAAGACAACCTTGCAGTCGGTGCGGATGGAACGAATCTTATTGCGATAGGCATAGGTTAGTTCCGTCGCTTGGATACAGATTGGGAAATGTGGTCCCACTGTGCCCGAACTGCCATAGAGTTGAACATAGGGGGCGACTGAACAGCAACTAATAACCGGGTTAGGTGACACATGCGACTAGCTATCGCATGTGAAACCAGCAAACAGAAAGCCGTCAAGGGCTTGACACCTTGACGGCTTTTTTTGTTTTGCTCACCTATCCCGGTTGTTGGTTGCCGCCCTTTCTCTTTTACATGGCGAGGCGACTCCAATGCTGATGACAGATTCATACGGCATCGTCCCCGGTTTGACCACCTCGCGCGAAACCTATGAGGCGGAGTTCCGCTGGGGGTCGCAGTTCCAGGGTGTGTTCGCCAACGGGCTGATCGACGGCAGCGCCGTGGACAGCGGCAACTCGCCGACCTACGAGCTTCGCCCTGGTCTCCTGCTGGGTCAAGTCCTCTCAACGGCGAAGTACAAGCAGTATTCGCCAACGGCGACCGACGGTAGCGAAGTCGCCGCCGCTGTCCTGGTCGAGGCACTGCGCATGCAGGACTTCAGCGGAAACGCTGTGGACCGCTTCTACGCGGTCCTCGTCGGCGGCCCGGTGCAGGCCTCGAAGCTCATCGGGCTGGACAACATGGCGCGCCAGCAGATGGACAAGTTCATCTTCGATGACATCGGGAACATCTGCGGTCACCACTGGTTCCCGTGGAAGCGGTTCCAGACGAAGACCGCGAACTACACGGTCGTCGCAGCGGACAACTACACGCTATTCGACAACGTCGGCGCAGGAGCGGCCATCACGTTCACGCTGCCGGCGCTCGCTGCCGGCTACTACTTCGGGTTCCGCGTGGAGGCCGGGCAGAACGTCACCGTCGCCTCGAACGAGGGCGACAATCTGATCGCCTTTAACGACGCCTCTGCCGACAGCGTGGCGTTCTCCACCGGCGCGCAGCTCATTGGCGGCATGGTAGTCGTCTACACCAACCCCGGCGCGACGAAGTGGATCGTCGAGAACCGTAGCGCCGGGACCAACACGATCACCGTGGCGACGTAACGGGCGCGAATCCCGGCAGAAGCGTGCAGTGGGCGACCGGGAGCCTGCATGCTGCACACATTGAAGCACGACCTAATTCCTCTGAGAGGTCACGGCGATGCCGAGCGTAAGTCTGCACTCCCTGTTGACACCACAGGTCATCCTCAAGGCGGTGTCGCGCATCCGCAAGTTCCAGGGGCGCTTGGGGCGATGGATCGGGTTCCAGCCGAACCGCTACAACCCGGACACCGTCTCCATCGAGGGGCCGAACACGCGCGCTGGTGACACCCGGTTTGCCACGTTCCGCCTCGACGACGTGACACGCGTCGTGGCCAAGGGCCGCGCCCCGGGC